CTTGACAACAATATGTTGTAGGTGTAGTATATAAGTTACAGATCTTTGAAAAATATAAAAATATGTTATTTGATAAAACATACCGGTATCTTTAAGAGGCTAAAGGCCACTTAAAAGGTAACTTTTAACTTAAAGCCGCAAAATGGTGTGGGTTTTGCAGTCCCCCTTTTGCGGCTTTTTTATTAGCTAAATATGGAGGTTTGATTATGTCCCAAAAAGCAAAAAACATTATATCCCCTGAATATAGATATGGCCTTAAAGCAAGAATTATCGAAGCAGGCCATAAAAACTTAACCGACTTTTCCAAGAAGATGAGGGTGGACTTAGCAAGAATATCAAAAGTTGTGTCCGGTTATGAATTTCCTGGCCCTAAACTTCAGAGGAAAATGGCTGAAACTTTGGGGATTACATTGAGTGAGTTAAAAGAATTGCTTAATAAATAACCTTTAGAACAATAAAGGATAGAAATTAAATTGTACGTATACAATCCTGAAAAAGAATTCCCTATAGAGCACAGATACATGGGGAAAACTAAAGCTGAAACCGCTGCTCAAGTAATAAATGGGGAGTTGATACCAGAACAAATAGAACACGGGGGGGATAGGAAAACAGGACCAAGGTTACAAGATGAAACCTTGAAAGACTTGGATATTAAAGATATCGAGCAAGAGCAGACCTCTAACCTTAATGAATCGTCACCTAAAAAGATAGTTGAGACGCCCATTAGTCAAATAGAAGATCCTGCTTTTATCCTTGATATGATTCCCGGTGGTTGTTTCTTTATAGCAAGAAAAATTTTTAAATCAGAGATATGGCTCAAACATCCTTTTTATTTCAAAGCATGGTTATGGATCCTTGGACAGGCTAACCATGCAGACCGCAAAAAAGATAATCGAGCATACAAGCGCGGTGAATTAATTACAACCTACGATGAGATCATTAAGGGAGTAGCCTATTATTATAGACACAGATTAGTATTTCCCTCGGTTCAGCAAATTAGAGACATCCTAAAATGGTTGCAATCGGAAGAAATGATTGAAGTTCAACCCTTATGTCAAACAAGACATAAGATATTCGGAGATACAACAGACCTAGGAACAGACCCCAAAGCCGAAGAAAGAACAGACCCCCAAAGAAAAGAAAAAACATACCTTGGAATCAAGATTATTGTAATGAATTACGATACTTACCAAACTTTAGATAACTATAAAAAAACAGAGGGTAAATCAAGAGAAAAAACAGACCCCGAAGCCGGAGAAAAAACAGAGGGTTTTTCGGAGATACAACACAATAACAAGAATGATACAAGAAAAGAAGATATATATAGTCAAAACTCTAATGAGTTTCGACTTAGTGAACTTCTTTTAAATCTAATCCTTGAAAGGAGAAATACTTTTAAAAGACCTGACCTTAAAAAATGGGCCAAGCATATTGACTGGATGATTAGGTTAGATGAAAGAGACATAATAGAAATTGAGAAGGTCATTAGATGGTGTCAGTTGGATACCTTTTGGCAAAACAATATTCTATCAACTAAAAAACTTAGAAAGCAATTTGATACTTTGGCTTTGAAAATGGGAGATGAAGAACCGAAAGGAGAAGGCGATGACTCCTGGGATATTTAAAGTTCCACCTCATAACATAGATGTTGAACAGGCTATCTTAGAGGCAATGCTGATAAATCCTGATTGCATAGTTAAACTAAAATCAGTTTTAGATGCTGATGATTTTTATAGAGAATCCCATGCCTTTATCTTTGAGGCAATAATTGAGGTCGGAAATGATACGAGTTTAATTACTCACAAATTAGAAGAAAATAAACGATTGGAGCAAGCAGGGGGGAAAGAATATATCGGTAAATTAGCTGATGCGGGTAGCACCTCTGCATCAGTTGAGTACCATACAGATATATTAAAAGACTTATCACGTAGAAGAAAGGTCATTCATACTTGCATGGTAGCTCAAGACCAAAGTTACGATTTATCAGTTGAGGTCAATGATACCCTTTCAACTATAAAAACAGGTATCAGGGAAATACAGGCAGAACAAAAGGTTGAATATAGGAATAACAAGGAGCTTGTTAGTGCAGTATTTAAAGACATTGAAGAAAGAGTTAATGGCAATAAGCACCATGTAGGGATTTTAAGCGGATTCGGGGCGATAGACTCCCACATCAACGGTTTTGAACCTAAAACCTTAACTTATATCATTGGCAGGCCAAGCATGGGAAAAACAGCCCTTGGAATTAATATTGCCGATAATATGGCGCTTGCTAATCAAGGTCTGATACTTTTCTTTTCTCTTGAAATGGGAGATGAACAAATAACACGCCGGAGGCTCTCTGCAAAATCAGAGATTCATTTAAGCAATTTAAGGGCAGGATATGTTCAAGAAAGCCAATGGCCTAATTTGATTGAGGCAGCTGATAAGGTATCGGAAAATAATATTTTAGTAATTGACAGGGCAAAACATAAGACCTTTGAAAATCTTATTCCAATAGCTGAAACTCTTGCGCATGAGCATAAAATAGCCAGTATCTTTGTAGATCATATCCAGCTTATGAACTCACGGAAAAACTTTAACAATAGGCATTTAGAAATTTCATATATCAGTAATGGGCTTAAATCACTAGCGAAGGATCTTAATATTCCCTTGATTGTTTTATGTCAGCTTAAGAGAGATGTTGAAAGCAGAAGGAATAAAAGACCTCAGTTATCAGATATGAAGGAATCCGGGGATCTTGAACAGGATGCGGATATCGTTATCGGGATATACCGGGAAGAAAAAGACAGCGATATAATGGAGATAGCGGGAATTAAAGGGCGAGACGTAGGAACCTGGCAAGATAAACTTTTGTTTAATAGGTTCATTCAAAAAATTGACGATCAAGAGATTCTTTAGAATATAGCGGCTGAATCGGTTTTATTTATGATTCAAGGTAAAAGGCAATTAAAAGAGGTCATTTGATAGTTACAATAAGGTTACATGGCAGCTAAAAGTAAGACAGATAAAGGCTTTAAGAAGGCGCAAGGGACTACTTATCCTTTGCATAAGAGGCTTTTTGACTTAAAAGAAGCAGCTTGCTACCTGGGCCGGCCTATCTTTTCAGTCAGGACTTTAATATGGGATGGGGCTTTACCTGTCATTAAGGATGGCCGGAAGCTATACCTGGATATATTTGATATGGACAGGTACATCGAGCAAAATAAGGAAACCGTGATATGAAAATCCTTATTGATACCAGAGAAAAGCAAGCTTACGAGTTTGAAAATTCAGAGGTGGGAACTGTCCCTATAGGTGATTATAGCATTGTGGGTTTAGAGAATCATATAGCCATAGAGCGCAAGGAATTAAATGACCTTATAGGTTGCCTTACTACAGACAGAGACAGATTTGAACGTGAATTATTTAAAGGGCGCTCCCTAGATTACTTTTGTTTAGTTATTGAGGCCAGCTTAAAGGATATTATCAGTCAAAAATATCGGTCAAAGATGGAACCAAAGGCAGCTATTCAATCCTTATTGGCCTTTAGCATACGACATCGTTTACCCGTGTGGTTTTGTGAATCAAGGGAATTTGCTCAGAGGATAACAGAGAGCTTGCTTTGTAAATATGCTAAGGAGATAGAGAAGAAGTATAAGCTTATAACAAAGGGGATATATGGATCAGCCGGAAGTAATTGCAGAGATGTATAAAAATGCTATCGAGAAAGCTGTTGTTAGCTTATCAACATTTAAAGAGAAAGATCGGTTTGATATTCGTATCTTTTACCAAGCGGATGCAAGAGAGTTTATCCCAACAAAGAAAGGTATCAACCTTGACATTGAGAGTTGGGAAGAGTTCAAAGAGCTTATTGATAAGTTAGGGGAGGCTATCAGAAAGAGAGGTAAGGATAAGGTCAATAGCTGAACCTTAACCACCATGAGGTTGTTTAACCTGGGCGTGATATGGGCTTATATCTATACAAACAGGGCAATACAGGGCTGATATAAGGGTTATAGGCCCTGATTAGGTAAAGAGAAGGCTGAGGACCCATAAGAGACAAGAGATTGTAGAGGCAATGAGTGGCTGAGATAGGCAGAGGGTAATGGAGTTCATAGAGTCAATCAAGAAGTCGAAGGAGCATAGAAAGGGTTACATAGTGACCTTCCTATTGCATAAGTTATTTGAAGGCGAAGGGGGGGGGTAGGACCGAAAGGCCCCCCTCCAATGATATAGATATACACCTTTAAATGGATAGCTAAAAACAAAAAGGGCAATTTGCCGAAATTAAAGTAAAACAGCGAGGGTAGCAATGGGTAGACCACCTAAATATAAGACAGCAGAGGCGTTAGAGAAGGCATGTAATGAGTATTTTGAGGAATGTGATAATCATACTGTTGAAATATTGGTTAAAGGTAAAAAAGATGAACCTGATAAGATAGAAAAGGTTGCAGCTCCTAAACCTTATACTGTTGTTAACTTAGCTTTGAGTTTAGGGTTTATGGATAGACACGCTTTGTTAAACTATAAAGGTAGATCGAAAGAATTTTATGCCATAGTAAAAAGGGCATTAAGTAGGATTGAAGGTCAAACGGTTATAGATGGCTTAACACGTAAGAGATCAGAGCCGATGAGTATATTTCTTTTAAAAGCTAATTATAAGTACAGCGATAAGGTAGAAATGGAGATAACTGGCCCAGGTGGAGGGCCTATTGCGATAACTGCTTTTCCACCGGAGCCAGGAACATTGGAAGAGTGGGAACGGCAGATGATAGCAAGTAGAAAGGCGAAACAATTACCAGAGAAGACAAAACCAGCTTCCAACTAAAAGGATGGTGGTTAAATCCCACACGGTAAAAAAGAATCAGGAAAAAAGCCATTTAAGGCTATATTAAATTAATCAATAGAAAGGAGATTAAAATGCCTAAAGACACAAGACCAATATTATATGGAGAATCTAAAGAAGATGTATTAGGTGTTGCAGCATATACAGATTTTCCCAAAAAAGGGTATGAAGATGTTACGGCAAGACCTGGGTGGATAGAATATCCCGAAGAACCGCCAACAGTAAAAATGCCTAAAAAGCCACAGTTGGAAGGATTTGTAACTCCTGATTATTCAGCAGAAGGCAGACAAAGATTTGAGCAAATGGTCTTTACTAAGATTGGAGGTAATCCCGCCAAGATCGATGTAATGAAAGAAGTATCCGAGGCTAATAAGGCATTGCCTGAAATGTTTAATGAGTTTTTTTCAGGTAGAGTCTATTGGGGAGATCGAGATAAGTTAAGCAAAGAGCAGGCAGATGAATGGGACGATGTTGTTAAACGCTGGCA